GCCCCACGTAACTTGGGGCTGACTTCTGTATGCCTGGTAGGCCTCTACAGCTGGTTAACTTGCACATCCGAAAGGAGGACAAGTCGTATGGAGAAATCTATACAAACCTCGTTATGTAAAGGTTTGCGAGCATGCGGTGTTAGGAAGAAGGAGTCATTGGAAATCCAGAACACTCTAATCAAGTGGTATGATTCCAATGGTCCTGAGTGGACTCTAAAACGTATCAAGGACTTGCGTCAATGGTACGAAACGAGTCTATCAGGCAACCCTCAACCTCCTAGCTGGTTCGCACATGGAAAAGATATGCTTCCACTAGGTATCTGGAAACGTGTGTTTGAACTGCCAATTCCAAAAGCCTTAGGTGTGTTATCTTGTGGAACGATTCTCTACGAGAAGCACCTGAGTGAGACTCAGAAGAAGAAATTCTTCCATGGTCTTGAAGGAAACGGCTGCCAAAATTGGCAAGAATTCCGGTCCCTTGTTGACAGGGCTTGGCGTGAGCCAATTCCTTGGAAACATAAACCGAAGTCTATGCCCAAGTTACACTTCCCCACCATTTTTGATATGAACGGTTCAGTACCCGTTCATAATGGTAGGTCCTCAATCCAAACCGAGAACAAACTCGGTAGAGGGTTGAAAGCTTTGGAGCAGTCCTGGGAGTCAATACCCCAGGTAACGTTCCAGTTCTTGGACCGCATGGGTCTCCTTGACTACATGCCTCCGGCTGTACTGGGTAACCAGTATCAGTTAGAGCTGGACAAGCCACACTGTTCCTGTGTCGGTAGAATCGGCATCATACAAGAGCCCGAGCTAAAGGCTCGTGTAGTTGCCAACCCGAACAGGGTTACACAGGTTACTCTGGAACCCCTCAAGGAAGTTTACATGAACTTAGTTCGTGAAGTTCCTATGAGTTGCATCCACGACCAAGAGTCTGGAATGCAGTGGGTGCGGCGTAAATTAGCCGCGGGAGTCACCATGGCCGGCTCAGACCTCACATCTGCCTCGGACCTTTTGGACCTTGACATGTGTTTGGAGCTGATAGACCGGGTTTGGGACTTGTCCCGAATCAAAGGCTATCAGGACTTCGTGGAGTACTACCGCGAGGTTAGTCGTGCCAATTGGTACTTCAAACCCACTGATTCCGAAGTTTCTTGGAAGCAGGGGGACCCTCTTGGAACCGGGCCATCTATTGGTATCCTGGACCTCGCAAACGGCACAGCAGGGTTAACTGCCGTACAACTTGCGATACAGGATGGCGTATTACCGCAACCCTCCCATAAAGGTGAAGGCTTCGATTACCTACGGGTACTTGGAGATGACATCTGCATGGATGCGAGAATCGCTCCTTATTACGAGAAGGTCATTCAGAGCATGGGTGGTGAAATAAACCACTCAAAGACTCTAACCTCCGACAAGGTAGCTGAATTCGCAGGAAGAGTAATTGTACCAACTAATGTCTTCCTTAAGAAGATTAAGTACAATGAACCCTCTGATGTATCCTTTATGGATTACATGAGCCAACTTGGTGATCAAGCCAAGTTCTTCCTGAAGCCACGTCAGAGACGGGCGTACGAGTTCTTCAAGTACGTTCCAGGTTATCTGGTGGATGGTCCATGGTTACACGATTCTCTTGGAGAGCCGCTTGGTACTCGTTACCAGTGGTATCTCACAGAAGTCGAACCTGCATTACGCAGGCTGGAACCTGACCTAACACCAGAGCAGGCCTATCAGTACCTTCTTCTGAAGGCCGACCTATCTCTGGCAGAGGCCAACGAAACTGTGAATGAGGAAATGGTTAATCCCTTCACAGACGATGGGTACCTCCCATCGCAAGTTCGACCAAGCTTTAAAGCTGGTGGAGACCCAAGGTTACCCCATGGGGTAACTGTCGAAAGGCGTTTAAATGACGCCATCGATTCTGGGCGAATCCAGCCCTATAGGCCTAATCAGGACACAAAGGCTTCTGATGCCACATCATGTGACTTGGAAGCTGGTCAGAAATTGACCAATGCAAAGTTGGTGGTAAAACACCACTTTCTGTTTGGCTCCGCCAGACAGGTACTAGACTTGGAACAGACCTTAGTACGGCCCAAGACCAAGGATAGTGAAACACGCAATGGCCATGATGACGACTACGGTAGGTAACCGCAGCTCCGTGCCCTAGTGTAATTGCTCGCTATACCTGCTTGCCCATGCAACTAGCATGGGTTGAGCTATAACGATGATGGTACACCACCATCAGGTGACCCGCAGAGTTACTG